TCAATTTTTTCTTCTTCAACTTTATACTTATTAAAAGTAAACATCATTTTAATACTTTCAATATCATTAAGAAACAAGTCACAAGGCATACTGCAATTAAGAACTGGGCTATAACCTCCAACCAATAAACCCCTGACAACACCATCCATAGTGAATATAGGGCCACCGCTATTACCTGGGTGTGCACCGGCATCAGATGTAAACGCCACTTTCCAACCATAAGGTTCTCCATAATTTGATAGTTCATCCCAATCACGGTCAAGACCACTTATAATTCCCAGTGTTACACAGTTGAAATTTATTTTACCAAATGGACTACCTATAATAAATATAGGCTGACCTAATATACAATCTTTAATACTACCAAACTTTGCTGGTGTTAATATTGCTTTATCAACTCTTATAAACCCAACATCATAATCCTTATGAGAAACTGCTTGAATACCTTTAATTTCTCTACCATCATTTAATGTAATAGTATAACTAACACCGTCCACAACATGACGTGCGGTAACAACTATATCTTTGGAGATAGCTACACCAGAACCCTGCCAACGGTCGCACATAACATGAACAACACTTGGCAATACTTCCTGTACTCTATTAGGAAACTGTGTAGTTACTGCTGGTCTTTGTTGTGTTACTGTGGGAATCATAAAGCACACAACACAAACAGATACAACTACTATTAAAATAAGTTTAATCCAATCTACTTTTTTCATTTTGCTCCTCCGCCTGTTCGCTTCTGCTGCTGGTTTTTATTAGCAGTACGGGAAGGTTCTGAACTCCCAAAAGAATCATTTTGCTGACCAGGGGACTTACTCCCTACGTTTGGCCCCTTCGGTCTTTGCTCCTGTCCAAGTGGCTGCATTGCATATCCCACACCCTCTAACTCATGGGGAATTGCGGTACGATAGAATTGATTAAAGTTTTCAAATCCCATATAATCACTAAGGATTCTCGTAACAGTAGGTACATCAAGCTCTGCACCCTGTTGGGCAGCAAATTGATAAGTAGGCAATACCCACTGAGTCATAAATGCCATAAGTTTCTGCCCTAAAATCTCTGGTGATGTTCTCTGTGTAGAATAAGGAGTAATACTAAACACAAAATCTTGGTAGTCTCCAACTTTATCAGCAGACGAAAACACCTTCGGCAACTCACCCACGCCTGGTATATGGTGCATTAGTGGTATGTACTCGGATGGGTCTTGCAACACCTTGTAAGCTAATTTCTTTATAATACTTGTCATAAACCCCTGGAACCGAGTGTGCATATTATTTACAATGCGAGAAGCATTTTGAAATACCATCTGTTCTTGACCCAGCGTTGGTGCTTGAGCACCACGTCCCGCAAGAACATCTGGATTAGCCCCCGTCTTAGTAAATGATTGTTCAGCAAAGTTCATCCAGTTATAATTTTCTGGGTTTACTCCACCTAATGATTCTTTCTTTATTTCACCGGCAACATCCATTTCCATTACATCAAGGTTCTTAGCACTTGTTACCTTCTTACCCAATGCTGTATTTCCTGGTGGTACAAACAATAAATCTTTTTGACTCTCAGCCTGTTCTCTTGCAGTTTGGGCCATTATATTCATTGTAACATCAAGGTCATGCCACGCCCACGCAGGCGGAATTGGATATGTGGTGCCTGGGAAGAACTTGTACCCTAAGAAATCATACGGAGAACCACCAGGCCCATCCTCCTCAACAGTGTGAAGAACCTTAGCCGCCTTACCATACGGCATTATTGTAATAGTAACACCTTCATCATACAAATATAAATCTATAAAGGATGTGTATTCCCTCAAAGATAACCTATTCAAATCCCACTCACCGCTGGAAATCTTCTCAGGATGATAGTCACTTGTTAGTTTACAGTCGGAAGATATATCATCTGCGTACTTGGAATACAAATCTTTAGCATACTCTGTGGGGAGCTTATAAATATCCCCTTCGATAATAAAATCATCCCTTGTTTTAGCGGCCACATCTCCTATATAATCAGCATCATCAATAACCCGCACTACATTGTTACCATATTTTATAATATCGTCATCAAGATTTATAATTCTATCATACTCAGTAAAGGTTCGAGTAATACCTGCACCAAACATAGAGTTTATAGCTGCGGGGATTAAAGTTGTTTCCGCAAAATTCATCTTATCAAGAAGGAAGTTTAGAGCTAATTGGGTGGTAAATGCCCAAGGTCTACAATTTGCTATCTTTGTCTCAACAAGAATTTTAGGATTACCCTCTACGAGATACGGGACTATGGTGAAAACCCCTCGGTCAATAAGATTTATCAAATGTTGACGACTATATTTTGAATCAAAAAATCCACTTGCCCATAATGCAAGAAGTTTCTGTCGCTTCTGCAACGGAGTCTCTATTCGCTTCTGCCATGCCTGTGCCAACTTCTGCACACGGACTTCAAATCTATCTTCCTTGCCGCCCTGATTATTCCATAGGTAACTTTTTGTATTTTTAGGCATTTATCAAACTTTCCTGATAAAAAATTTTAATTTTCATCAAAACACTTCACCAACAATAATTTACTAACAATCATATCATAACACGATTGTGGTGGTCTTTCAATCGCATCAAGCAATTCAGCAATACTATAATCAAGTAAAATCTTGTCACTATTAAAAACAACAAAACTGAACTTATAAGGAATATCTTTACTAAATTTAGCAAAGTACTGTTTCGGTTCTCCTAAATGAACATTAGTATAGTCATCAATAGTTAGTTGCAAAATATTTCGTAACTCAGAAATAAACTTATTATATGCCTTCTCAAATCTCATTATTCTGTCTCCTAAAACAAATACCTACGAATCTCGAACCCGCTCTTCTCTTTATCTAACTCTTCCTTAACCTTATTGTATCTTGCCTGGAACGAGTTGATTGGCGGAGTCTCTGCCTCCTCCCACTTCCCTATTGTCTGTTCCCTGCAAGCCAATACAGCCAACCCAGCAGTTATAACCCTATCTCCGTGTCTTTCCAAAGCACCTGTACTCAAATCAGCCTTCTTAGAAACTACTGCACCAACCCCGCTATCTCTAAACACATAATCAAATAACTCATCCAAAAGGTCTTTGTCGTGAATTATAATTGATTTATACTCACCTATATCATCAGTAAGACCACCACTTAGTGCTATTGCAAGCTCACCCAACAAAGCATCTTTAGCCTTTGCGTGCCCAATCCAACCCCATTTCTTAACTTGTTTTCGAGTTTTAGAGTCCTCTCTACGTTGAGTATAAATGTAAGGATACTTATGAAATACCAGTCGGTTAGAAAACATAGTACCACAACCACCACCAGCATCCCAAATAATATAAGTAGGTCTAATTCCACCACACCAATAAGCCACACCTACGACTATGTCAGCCAATTCTTCTGGCTTAGTGTTTGCGTCTGCCCATGCCCCTACTTGCTCGTAGGTATTTCTATCATATATCATAAAAGCAGAGTTAGCAGAACCTAAACCGTATGATGGGTCAACCGCAATAATATAATTATGCCGTTGATTTGGCCTACCAAACGGTAGTTTTCCCCACCATTGTAACTTACCTACTACCCCAGGTATAAATCGTATATTCTCAGTATTCATCATACCATTGGAATATTGGGAGGCAAATAACTCCCCCTTATAATCGGGGTCACGAATATCTCTCTTTTTAATTTCCTCAAGAATAGTGTGGTCGAATGGGGCGTCACTTGCTCCGAGAGGATTCGCACAAACGTTACAAATAAAGTCTCTTTTATTTCCTCGCCTTTTACGTTCTTGTAAGTCAAACCAAGGGCTTCTATAAGGGGATGGAATACCTTTCAGGGCATCAGCAACAAAAAGCACTCGTAAGTTTTCAGGCAATTTTTCTACTATTAACCGCATATTTATTAATATAATTAATGGCAGTTTCTAAGTTTAAGACACCAAAAATATCAACATCTAACAACCCTATTGCAGTATTACACCTTGCACATAATAATCCACGAACTTGCTGAGTTAAATGATTATGGTCTACATCTAATACTCTCGCACCATACTGATTTTTAGCAATAGATGGTTTACCGCATATCGCACATACACCTTTTTGCAACTCTATCATTTTATCAAAATCAGAAAGTGTTAAACCATACTTTTTTAATTGGCTTTCTCGGTCTTTAATTTTATATTTTTCTGGGTTCTTTTTTCGATGTTCTAACTGCCGCTTTGCAATTTTATCACGGTGTTTTTTATTATATTCATTTGCTTGTTTACTTGCACAAGGCTTACAATAACTTCTATAATATTTACCACTTTTACAAAAT